GTCACAAGTTGGTTCAGCGGACCTGCGCGTTATGACGCCAGACGTGGATTGACATGCCGTACACAGTTATTTCTAATGCACAAGGCTGTTCTGGCTATGCGGTTGTAAAAGAAGGGGAAACAACACCCATTGAAGGCGGTTGTCACGCTCTTAAATCAGATGCAATTGCTCATATGATTGCCGTAGAAGCCGCATATGAAGAAAGCGAAGAGACTGTTCGGCAAATAGAAATGGAAAACGAAGAAGAAGATAGCAATTTAACGCAGAAGCAAAAAATGCTTTACGACTTACTTGAGTTTGTAACTGACGAAACAGGAAAGTTTACAAAAGATTCTTATGGTGATGGTGCGCATTATGTGGAAGGTTCACCGTTTGCACAAGATGGTTTGATTTGTGCAAATTGTATTTTCTATGAAGGTGGTCGTAATTGTGAAATTGTTGAAGGAGATATTGACCCAAATGCTATTTGCAAGTTCTGGATTATTAAGAATGACCTTATTTCTACTGAACCAGAAGAATCAAATATGGGTTATGAGGCACGCGCCGAAGTTAATTTGATTGCACCAGCATTTATGCGCGCATCTGCCAAACGAGGATTGGCGTTGCATGAAGAAGGCTATTCAGGTGATGGCTTAAAACCGCAGACAGTAGAAGATGCTAGAAAAATGGCGAACGGCACAGGATTATCTGAACAAAAGTGGCGGAAAATTGCACCTTGGATTGCTCGTCATATTGTTGACTTGGATGCGGTACAAGGCAACGAAATTACCCCAGGATTAGTTGCTATGTTGCTGTGGGGTGGTGGAAGCAGTAAAGCGTCAGCCCGACGCGCACAGGACTATGCTGAAAGACTGGTAGCGAGACTTGACGACAATCGTTCGTCTAGTATCACTAACACAGTTGTTCAAGAAATCGGCTATCATTCCGAACAGGAAGTAACAGAAAATGAGTGATGTCATCAGTACCGCATGGGTCTCAGTAAATAGGGGCGAACATCGTTCGGTTGCGTATAGCAATCTTGAAGTTCGTGCATCAGAAGATAATGGAACACTTATCGGCTATGCCGCGGTATTTGATTCGCCGTCCGAACCGTTGCCTTGGATTGAGTTTGTTCGTCGTGGTGCATTTGCTAAAACGCTTAACGATGGTGCTGATGTTCGTTTGTTGATTGACCATGAGGGTATTCCGTTGGCGCGTACTCGTAGCGGAACGCTTGCACTTGAAGAAGATGAGCGTGGGCTTCGTGTTGAGGCTGAATTGGATGCGTCTAATCCAGATGCTCAGCGCGTACTTTCCGCGATGCGTCGCGGCGATATGTCTCAAATGAGTTTCGCATTTCGCACGATTAAGGATGGTTGGTCGTCAGACCGTCAGGTTCGTGAACTGAAGGAAGTGCAACTTTATGATGTATCAATTGTGACTTTCCCAGCATATGAGGAAACCGTTGCCGAGTTGCGTAAGCGTAATGAAACGCCTATTATAGATGTCGCTAATAGTTTGTTGATTCGCAAGAATCAATTGGCTATTGCGAAACATAAGCAGTCGTAGCAAAGCCGAACTTTCACTTTCCGCCAACACTGTTCCGTCAATCAACTACAACCAAAGGTAGAAATTATGAAATACTCAGATGTACTAAAGGAAAAGCGGAACGCGCTTCTTGCCGAAGCCGATTCGTTTGTTGCGACTGCACAGACCGAGCAGCGCGACCTGACCTCGGACGAGGACAAGACGATTGCATCCAAGTTGGATGAGATTCGTGACTTGGACGAGCAGATTAAGCGTCACGAGGAACTGGAAGCCCGTCAAGCAAAGGCTGCCGAAGTTCGTGCCGAGACGAAGATTGACACCGCTGTGTCAGTCGTAAAGAGCGAGCCGCGCACCTATCACAAGGAGAGCCGCAACTCGTTCCTTGCCGATGCGTACAACGCACAGTTCAATGGCGACTACGAAGCCCGTGAGCGTCTTGCCCGTCACATGAACGAGGAAAAAGTTGAGCGTCGTGATGTAACTAGCGCAAACTTCGCTGGTCTCGTTGTGCCGCAGTATCTCACCGACCTCGCCGCGCCTTACGCTCGTGCAGGTCGCCCCGTTGCAGACGCGGCGCGCAAGCATCCGCTGCCTGCTCAGGGTCTGACCATCTCCATCAGCAAGGTCACGACTGGTTCGGGTGTTGCAGCGCAAACCGAAGGTTCTGCCGTGCAGGAAACGAACATGGATGACACGAAGTTGGACATTTCGGTAACGACCTATGCTGGTCAGCAAAATGTTTCGCGTCAGGCTCTTGAGCGTGGCACGGGCATTGAGTCGCTGGTGATGGCTGACCTCGTGTCGGCATATCACACGACGCTGGACGCGGCTGTTGTCGCCGAGTTGTTTTCATCGGCTGGTCAGGCTGTGACCTACACCGATGCCAGCCCGACGGTTGCAGAACTGTATCCGAAGTTGTTGGATGCGGTGCAGAAAGTTCAGACGACTTTCTTTGCTGGTCCGAACGCCATCATCATGCATCCGCGTCGTCTTGCTTGGGTGCTTGCTGCTCTTGATAGCAGCAACCGTCCGTTGGCAGTGCCAAGTGCCGCTGGTCCGTTCAACGCAACGGCGGTTGGTTCGGGTTCGGTGCAGTACGGCAACAGCGGTTACGCGATTGCTGGTCTGCCCGTCATCACCGATGCGAATGTTGCCACCAACAAGGGTGCTGGTACTGACCAAGACACCATCTATGTTGGCAACCTGCAGGAACTTCACCTGTGGGAAGAGGGCGATGGTTCCCCGATGATGCTCCGCTTTGAGCAGCCAAAGGGTGCCGAGTTGGATGTGACGATGATTGTCTACGGTTATTCCGCCGTGACCGCAAATCGTTACCCGAATGCTTGGGCCCAAATCAACGGCACGGGATTGGTCGCGCCGACCTTCTAACTTCGGTTAGAAAACTAGTAATGTGGGTGGTGTGGTGAAAACTGCACCACCCACACTGCTGTTTGGAGACAAAATGGATACAAAAACGAAAGCACTAATTGAGTCGCTTAAGACTGAGCGTGAGGGGTATGTTCGTCGCGGACTAGCGCAGCGCGTTGCCGCCGTTGATGAAGTTTTAGCACAACTCGGTGTACGCGAACTGGCATCCGTTGAACCGCCTGCAGAACGCGCTATCGTGCCGAAAGGAAAAAGGCGTAAAAAGAACGAGGTTAAGTGATGGCTATCACCAACGGATATTGCACACTTAACGAACTTAAAGCGGCTCTCCGTATTTCGGATAATACAGATGACACGCTGCTAGAAAATGCAATTGAAGGCGCGTCACGACGCATTGACGGATACTGTGGTCGCTATTTTTATCAACAGTCTGCAACCGTAAAAGTATTTGCGCGAACCGAATTCCATGTGTTTCTGACTGATGATTTAGTCAGCATTACAACACTAAAAACTGACGATAATGGCGACTTCTCTTTTGAAACTACATGGACAGCAAATGTGGATTATGCAACAGAACCGTATGACTCGGCTTTGCTAGGTGTTCCGATTAGGCGTCTTACTGCTATCGGTGCAAAAACATTTCCGCTGTATTCTGTTCCGTTAATGCCTGGTGTGCAGATTGAAGGAACTTGGGGCTATCCATCAGTACCAGATGATGTGCGCGAAGCGTGTGTGTTATTGGCTGCTCGTGGTTTTGCGCGTTACAACGCTGCGTTGGGCATAGTGGGATTTGCTGATATGGCTATGACAATTAAAGCCGTTGACCCAGATGTGCGCGATTTTCTTAATCCGTACAGAAAATTGGCGGTTGCCTAATGGCTGCCACCCCATCACAAATTGTCAACGGTCTTAAAACTCGTTTAGCGACTATTAGCGGTTTGCGTACATTTTCGTATCAGCCGTCACAAGTAACGCCACCGATTGGTTATCCAGTTCTAAACACCGTGACATATCACCGTGCGATGAGTGGTGGTTTGGTTGAGTTTGATGCAACCGTATTTGTTGTTGTGGGTCGTTATACGGATGACCGAGCGTTTGCAGACCTTGATGATTATTTGGCGTATTCGGGGGCTAAAAGTATTCGTGCTGCTATTGAGGGAGATGAAACGCTTGGTGGCGTTGCACAATCGCTTACGGTAGTGTCTGGTGCAAGTATTGTTAATCTTTCACAAGGCGATGCGGACTTTTTACAGGTCGCAGTACAAGTAATTATCAACGGTTAGGATAAGAATATGGCACAATACAAAGTTGTTTCTAAAAAAATGCCGCAATTTAAGCACGGTTCAATGGTTGACGAATCTGACCTTGTAGGTGCTAATATTCAGGCGTTGCTTGATGGCGGTCATATCGCTATCATCGGCAATAAGAGTTTCAAGAAAGAAAACGACAAGCAACCAAAGGTTGAGGAATAACTATGGCAATTATCGCACTCAAAGATGTTTCGGTCACCATCAACAGCGTTGATTTGAGCGACCACGCAAGTTCGGCTGTTCTCACGCATGAGATTGAGCAGCAGGAAGCAACGGTTATGGGTGGCAACCGTTCGTTCATCGGCGGTATCCAGAACAACACTTTGGAAGTCACGATGTATCAAGACTTTGCTGCAAGCGAAGTAGAAGCAACTGTTTTCCCATTGGTCGGAACACAGACCACAGTTGTGTTGAAGCCAACTTCGTCGGCTGTCGGTGCGGATAATCCTTCGTACACGCTGACGAACTGCTATCTCGCAAGTCACACGCCGATTAATGCTTCGGATGTTGGTGCAACCTCGCCCATCACCCTGACCTTCACGGGTGGTACACTTGCGAAGGCTGTTTCGTAAACTAACGGGAACCTGAGAAGGAGTTACAAATGAAGATTCCATTGGTGGTTACATTCATCAACGGCGACAAAGCCGATGTTGATGCAATCTTTCCTGACTTTATTGCATTTGAGCGCGAGCGTCGTAAGAGTGTGGTGAAGTTTGAGGCAGAAATGCAGTTGACTGATTTGGCGTGGTTGGCGTGGCACGCAGAGAAACGCCTAAATAAAACCGCCTTGAAGTTTGACCCTGATTGGGTTAGTACGGTTCAGCAAGTAGAAGCACGCGACGAAGAGGTGTCCGTCCCTTTGGAAAGTTAGGTAAGGGTAGCGCGCATTGGAATATTGCTGCTCTTGCCTGTGAAACTGGTATCGCGCCACAAGATTTGATTGAGTGTGGTGAGTTAATGGTGGATACCATGTGGGAGTATTTGCAGTGGCGTGCAGAGCGGATGCGACGCAAGCGTTAGATATACAATTAGACATATGACTGCTGTTCGTGTTGAGGTAGAAGGTTTGCGTGTTGCGCTTGCAGAATTAAAGAAGTACGACAAGACCATGTATAAGGTTCTTGAAGGCAAACTGAAGTTAGGTGCTCAACCGCTTGCCAGCAAAGTCGGTAGTTCGTTTCCAGATAAACCTTTGTCTAAGTGGCATTCGTCTGGCGGTCGTAAAGGAAAAGTAAATATGCCACCCTATAACGGTGCGGCATCTAAACGCGGAGTAAAACCAGTTGTGGGTATTGGTCGTATTAAGAAAGTTCCGTCTGGTTCTCAGCGTGGCATCTTGCGTATTGAACAACGCAACGCTGGCGGTGCCGTGTATGACAGGTCGGGAAGTATGCGCCCCGAATCACAATTTGTAAAAAACTTAGATAAACACACTTCTCGTAAAAGCGAAAAGGGGCGTACCCGTTCGCGTACTTTGTTCCCCAAAACAAAACAGAATATGGCTATGATTGAGCGCGAAGTTGATGCTGCGTTAAGTGTTACCAACACACTTGTCGCTAATGCGATTCTTAAAGGCTAACTAATGGCACTTGGCGTAAATATTGTCTCCACATTTGATGCGAAGGGCATTAATCGTGCAGTTACACAATTCAAAGCCTTAGAAGGTGTCGGCAATAAAGCCACCTATGCGCTGCGCACTATTGATAGTGCAGCGAAACAATTAGCGGCAGCGGCAGTTAAAGCGGCTGCTGGTGTTGCAGTTCTTGGTGGTTTCGCAGTTCGTGAGTTCGCCAAGTTTGATGGGGCGATGACTGAATCGTTAGCGATTATGGGCGATGTGTCTGATGCTATGCGCGAAGAAATGACTAAGGCTGCGCGTGATATGGCTAAGACAACCACATTTAGTGCGACTGAAGCCGCTAAGTCGTATTTCTATCTTGCGTCGGCTGGTTTGAACGCTGAACAAAGTCTTAAAGCGTTGCCTGTGGTCGCGAAGTTTGCGCAAGCAGGAATGTTTGATATGGCGTTAGCAACCGACTTGCTGACGGATGCACAGTCGGCACTTGGTTTAACGATACGCAATAACACGGTTAAGAACATGGAGAATATGACTCGTGTTTCTGATGTGTTGGTTAAAGCAAATACTTTGGCTAATGCAACAGTTCAACAGTTCTCTGAATCGCTAACCAATAAGGCTGGTGCAGCGATGAAGGCGGTGAATATGGATATTGAGGAAGGTGTCGCTGTTCTTGCTGCGTTGGCTGACCAAGGTATTAAAGCCGAAGAAGCAGGTACGCAGTTCAGTATTGCGTTGCGTGACTTACAAACAAAAGCATTAGATAATGCTGCGTCATTTGAGGCGTTAAACATTACCGTCTATGACAGCGATGGGAACCTGCGAAATATGGCAGACATCGTTGCAGACCTTGAAAATGCTCTAAGTGGAGCATCTGATGAAACCAAAAAAGCAACACTCTTGCAGTTAGGATTTGCCGACAGGTCTGTTGCAACCATTCTGGCATTGTTGGGAACATCTGATGCGATTAAAACTTATGAGACACAGTTGCGTTTGGCTGGTGGCACGACGGAAGATATTGCGAAGAAGCAACTGGAATCATTGCAGTCGCAACTTAAATTGGCAAAAAACGCGATTGTTGATACCGCGATTTCTGTTGGTCAGGCACTCGCACCAAAAATTGAAGCGTTGACTAATTTTATTCGTGAACTTAATCGTATTGTGGGTCAGGAAGGTTTAGGTGCTGCACTTCGCTATACGGCTGGCGAAATAATGAATGCCATTGGCAATATGGGTACATTGGGCAACACGATTTATGTAGTAACCGCAGCATTTGTGGCATTACGAGCAACTGCTATTGCTGCAACAATTTCTATCAACCTTTTTAATACTGCACTATTAAACACGCCTTGGGGTAGGGCAGTCGCGTTGGCTTTAACTTTAATCACGGCGCTTGCTGCAGCGTACATAAAATTTGAGGGCTTTCGGGATGTAGTGAACAAGGTTGCCAATGCTGTTATTTGGGCCCTTGAAAAAATTAAACTCGG